GTGATTTTTATGATTTAACGAGAGAGACTACGATATTATGTGTCAATCATCATAACCAAGATGAAACCATGATATCTAAACAACCTAAACAACCCCATTCGGGGTCTTTCCAATCATTCCTTAACTTAACTAAAGCTGTATCAAATATTTGACAAACTTTTGCCAACTCAAATTTTTTTAAAGGGTTATTTGACCATAAGAAATTAATACGATTAAGTATGAAGTTTTTGAAAATTATCTTAGACTCGTTATACACCCGTTGCAGGCTTGGATGCTCCGTAGAGCACCCGCTGTAGGTTTTAGTCTGGTTGAACGATTCGTATGTTACGAACCTCTGTTGTGAATGTGAAGTCTGGGTCTCTCAGAGTGATCGCCATTTGATTCTTCAGCTGGGGTAGAACTCTTGGTTCATTTACTACTTCAAAGTATTGTCCATACTTGTTAATAATCTCCCTTAGTTTTTCGTTGTTTGGTAGTACTTTAGCATATCTCATCATCATATTCCTCCCTTAGATTTTCTACTAATACTTTTAAATCTGCTTTCGGAGACTTCTCTAATCCTGCCAGACTTTCATACTTCAGTCCCAATAGATTCGATAGTTCTACTACTAACTCCTTTTTTGTTACAGGGTCTTCACCTGTCTTTGTTTTATAGACAGTCTTTTCATAGACTCCCTCTCTACTTAGTTTACCTATGATAGATTTTACACTCTTATTCAAATCTTCAGCTAACATATCTACTGTTGCTCTTTCTGGGTTTGCTGTGTATGCCTCTACCATATGGGTTACTTGCTCTTGTGTATAGTTTGCACTCATACTATTTCTCCTAAATCATCTTGCTCACTTTTAGTTAAGTTATCTACTATCTCTAGCACTTCTTTTCTATCTAATAGGAATCTGGTCATTAGAATACTAATATTATCCTTCCTGATGATGCCTAATACTTCGTTTTTCTCGTAATCATGCTCTACAGCAATCTTTAATCCTTCACTTAATGTTAACATTGTCCACTCCTTGTGTAGTTATCTATAACTTCTTCTATAGATGCTTGGTTTTGTACTATTGAAATTCTATTCTTAGATAGTTTGTGTACTGCTCCATTGTTATAATATACAAAGTAACCCATACCAAACCCTATGTCGCCCATACCTCCTTTAGTGCAATAGTGCTGGGATATTTTATTACCCCAGTCCTCTGCTGCTAAGTAAAGTCTTCGTTTTTCTACTATGTCTGTATGTTCTGTCATTAGCAGTTACTCCAAAAGTTGTCTGCTATCTCGTCTAACACTTCATTAGGATAGATAACATCTCCACCAGTCTTTACTTCGTCATACCAATCAAAGTCTTCTGCAGTTGTATCTATGTCAGGGAATCTTTCGTTAAATTCCTGTACTAATAAATCTCCATCAGTCTCGTAGTAATCTCCTTCCCAAGCGTACCAGCTATTAATGCTTTCATCTTGCTCTTTATCAGAACCATAATACTGCTTACCCATGAAGTTTCTAAACTCATCTTCATAAGTCATAGTTGCACTTACTTCAGTATCGTACTTACGTGCAAAGTATTCAATTAGATTTATTACTAACTCGTGTGGTTGTCTCCATGCACTGTAACCATTAATCATACAGTCTTGCATTTCATCAACATTACACCACTTAGCTCCGACTTCATTACAATACCAATCATATGCGTTCTCTAAATCTCCACTTTCGTCAAAAGATTTAGTAGTATTGCTCATAAATGGTTGGTTTTCTATGTAATCATAGTCATCATACTCATATGGATTGCCATCGTAGTCCACTCTCTTGCCTTTGACCTTTTTTATGTTTTCATTGAACTGGTCGTCTTCAATACCTGTTATTTCAATTGTAAAATATACATGATTTGCCATTATTTTAAATTCTCCCTTATAAAGTAGGCACTTATTAGAAATCCTACTGTTGTAAATAATCCTATTACTGCTAATATTCTCTCAATTATTTCCATTAGATATCTCCCTCTGCTCTTACTTCAGAGCGTATCACTTCAAAACCGTTCGGATATCTACTTTCTAATTTTTTAATATTCTCGTCCATTACTTCATCAGGTGTGAATCCTAATGCTATACAGCCTTGAACCCAGTACCAAAGTACGTCACCTAATTCTCTTTTCATGTGAAAAATTTCGTCGTTTGTGAACTGTGTATTGTTCTGAAACACTTTCTTTTTCACTACTTCTGCAAACTCCCCAGACTCTGCCATCATGCCGATCAATGCAGTCATCAATCTTGCCATATCTATTTCGCAGTCTACTATCTTTCCTTGAAATACAGTATGTTCGCCCATTAGTTTGTCTAATCTATCGCACATTTTAGTCGTATCTTTACTTGTTTCTGATGTGCAACTGTCTACAAATTTTGCGTAATCGTTAATCTTACTCATTAGTGTAGCACCTCTGACATTGGTAGTTCTACTACTAAGTCTGTGTCTTTAATCACTCTACCATCTGCCAACTCTATGTTGTAGTAGCGTGGGTTTTCATACCTTGGATTGCCGTGCCATTGTTCTACATATGCACTTAGGTCTTTTGGTTTGAAGATTCTTTTTATTGTACTGCCGTTTGCACTCATTCCTACGGCAAAATGTCTATAATTTCTCATTGTTCTTCCTTTTCTGTTATTTGTATTAATTCGTTTAGTAACTGTGTGTGTTCTTCTGTGAGCATTGCTATTTCTTCGTTTAGGTACTCTAAGTGTTCCAACGCTTCTTTTAGCAATTGCTCGCAGTTTCCTATTTCGATATGTAGATTTTCTACTATATCTTTGTTTTGGATAGTTTTCCTACTTGGGAATTTAATTAGTTTCCCCACTATCTTCCTTGTCCTCTGTACTTTTTGAACGAACGCTTCTTGCTTTTGTTCTTGTTGAGGGACATATTTCTATGAGAGTCGCCCTGTGTTGTTTTCTTTACATGACTCTTGTGTTGTGTTCCACTCCATTTCATGACTGCACCTCCACCCATTCGATTGTGATTCCTCTACGAATTAGTTCGTTTAGGCACTTCTGTCTCACTTTAGGTTTCATGTTTGAACCTTTAGAGTTGATGTACTCAAAGAGTTCTCCTTTTGGTGTTTGCTTTAGGTAGAAGTGTTCCATTGGTAACTTGTTTGCTGGTACGCCTCTAACGTATTTTCTTGCACTTGGTTTAAATTTTGCTGGCATATTGCTCTCCTGTTATATTGTTAAATTAGAGGAAGTCTTTTCATCTTCCAACACGCTTTCAGTCACGACCTCTACATTCTTTATCAGGAAAATGTAGTTCCCTTTTTTGTTTATAAGTATATTATACTCGCTTTATTCTATTTGTCAAGAACTATTTTAAAGTATTTACTATCTTAGTAATTAAGGAAAGTCTGCCTTCTGCTTTTACATTGTAATCAATGTTGTGCCATTCGCCGCATGTAGTGTGTACTCTTTCTTTTAGTAGTGTCATTTGGTCATACTTCGATAAAGCAACTGCATCATTCGGTGAGAACTTCCACTTAGTGAGAGGAGACACTTGTCTGTTTCCAATCCTTGCTGTTTGTTCTTCTTCGCTGATGCTTAACCAACACTTGATAAAGGTCACATCTTGGTCGTTTTCCCACTGCATTACTTGTGCCATGAAGTCCTCGTACTGTAGGTCTGTACACCAACCATTTAGTTTCTGTACCATTGCTCTACTGTACCAGCTTCTGTCAAAGAATACAATTTGATTGTTACTTGGCAACTTCAGTTCCCAACTCTCTAACCAATTCGCCATATCCCACTGAGAAGGCATTGCTGACAAAGAGATAGAATACTTACTTGTTGGCAGATAGTGTGTTAACTCACGGATAGTACCTGTTTTTCCTGCAGTATCCCGTCCTTCTAATATGACGGCTACTTTTCCAAAGTCTTGGTCTACTATTTTGTTTAGTTCTATTTGCTGTGCTTCTAATTTTGTCATTATTCTCCTTTTTTGTATAGATATATTATACACGAGTTAACGAAAATTGTCAAGAAGTTTTTTAAGTTATGGTAAGAAATTTTGATGTGAATCATCTGGGGATAAAAAAATGGGACACCGAAGCATCCCATCCAAAGTTTTTGTTGTTTAAAGTGGTCGTGTTGGAATTACTCACGAACCTGTCCACTGTGTAACGAGAGGTAATGGAT